ACTGTTTATAATCATCCATTACTCTAACCAAACCTGAAGCTTGATTAATCATTCTGTTTAGCTGACCTCTTGCCATTCTACCTTCATCATCCGCTTCTTCTTTCATATTCCACGTCTTAGGTTCTTTTGTTGACGTAGCAATACGATAATGAGCCCGCTCCCCTTGTTCCATACCTCGATGTTCGTCTTTAGCAGATTCTAGATCTTTATGTGTACTTAGAACTTTATTAGTAGCTTTGTGTACTATAGAATAGTATTTTATTTCTTCAGCGACACGCTTGGCAGTCTTAGTAGCGATAGCCATCTTCATACCCATAGGCATGTTTGGATTATCACGCTCAATAGCCTTGGCTACTTCTTCACGTTTTTTCATTTCAGCTGGAGTTAACTTTTTTTCTTCCAGCGATGCTCTAAGGTTTAGAAAATTAATTGCCATGTTAGCCTTTACTCGACCTCTGTCGTATCTTCTTCAACATCAATTTCTTCTTCAGGTAAGTCTTCCTGCGAAACTTCATCGTCTTTTTGTCCGTATAATGATTGAGCAATCTCTACCTTACGATCATCTAATGCACCTGAAATCTTGCTAGCAAGAATAGCATTAACACCTTGCTCTGCTTCAACGTTATCACCGTTAAGGATGTCATCAATCATTTTGTTAATAATGTCTGCGTTTTCCACAATAACTCCTTGAAAAATTATATAATATTTATATTATTGTCGTATCTCGCTGCTTAATGCAGCGGCTTGTTCTGAACCTGGAGCACCTGAAGTCGCTACAGGAGGTTCTTCCATATTTTGCTGTTTAATACTTTCAATCTCATCATCAGATAGACGTAAAACGTTTTTACGAACATACTGCATGCTATAGTATGTACCAACATATGGTGTCATTTGATTTAATACATCCATTCTATTACGCAGATTTTCTGCTTCTTTCATTTCCTGGTAGTATTGATCCTGAGCGTAACGATATTGGATTTTTTCTTTTATCGTCTGCCAGTCTTCATCAACAATAACACCTTTTAATATTAACTGGGTTCTTAATAAATCATCAAACAGCTCGTTAAACTTCTTACGTAGGCGATCTACAAATTTAGAAAACTTTAACTCATCACGATTAATTTCAGCCGCACGACCAAAATTAAAACCGTTACCTTCTTTAAATCTAGAAGCAGGTACGTTTAATGCTTGATAAACTTTATTTTGGAAGAACTCAATATCTTGAATCTGCCCTAAATTATCACCACCAGGCAAAGTAGTAATTTCTGTGCCTCTTCCCCCTTCACGGCGAGGGAGCCAGAAATCCTCTAACATAGTCATAAATTTGCGATCGTCTTTAATCTCACCTGTAGAAGAATCATAAACGATTTTATTTCTATATCTGTTCATGATGTCTTTCATATACTGCTCAGCTTTTTGCTTAGGCAGATTTCCAACATCAATATAAAAAATTCTTCTTTCTGGAGCTCTGGATAATCTATAAATGACAAGAGAATCAGCCATCATTTTTAGCTGATTCACAGGTTTAATTGCTTTGTTTAAATAACCTAATACAACGTTCCTATCTAGATCAAGTAGACCTGATGGACAAAATGCGATAGCATCAACTGAAATCTTTATACCTGCACCTTGGTTATTAGATGGAGCATAACCAGGTGTTACACTAATTCCTTTTTCGTTGTAGATAAAAAACTCATCAATCTTTTTGACAAGCTCTACACCGTCTTTAGTTTTCTCTTTAATAACCTCGCGAACTTTTCTTATCTTGCGCGGGTCAATATATCTAAGCTCTTGTAAACCTTTTTTAGGTTGAGCTGTGTTAATTACTTTTTGATAATATACTCGACCATCAATATACCATCTTCTAAAAATATCATGACCTTTATCATTAAAGTCCAGTAAGCTTAAAATTTCATCAAATTCTTCTTTAATAGAATTTTTAATATTATCATCTAAGCTTAGATTATCTAGATTAATAGATACGGGAGGTTCATCGTCTACACCTGCAATAGCTTCGCAGACGATTTCCTCTACAGCAGTATCTACATCTGGATAATTTGCTATATCTCTATAGCGAGTGATAAGTTCTGATTCAGATCTGGCAGAGGCATCGATATCTACATACGTACCGTAATACCCGCCAGCTGAAACAGTGGAAGCTCCGTCATCAGCAACAGGAGTTATATAGGATTGATTCCTTAACTCCTGTTGCTTATTGTCACGACCAATAGTAAAGCCGAATAATGTAATAGCCATTAAATTGTATTAGCCTAATTATCTAAAAATTCTACCAAAATCAATCAAACTACCCAATGGGTTATTTGAAGTATTAAAGTGTTGGTAGGTCCAGGTCACTGAGAATGAAGAGATCTGGTCATTTGCACCAAAGTCTAATCCAACTGGTGATAACTCAATTGGGAACGCGTTGACTAGTTTGTATGACTTAAGAATGTTTCCATTTCTATCTAACTGGAATACATCTAGGTCACGCATATAGGAAGAAGGCTCCATACGACCAATCTTGGTTGCATAGTCTTCCATACCTCCCATCCACTGTTCAATAGCTGTTCTAATAGACATTTCTGAATCATTAAGAACGGTTACTGTCCATGGCGCGAAGATACGATCACCTACAAACTTGACTTCACGACCTCTGTATTGTACTACTGCTGGGTTAACAGTTTGACCTGGTAACTCAGCTACACTGACTAAAAATGGTGAGAACAGCGAATTGGTTAGGGCGAGCACCACCATTGGTAAGAGCAGCTTTAAAACGCTCTACGTTAAATGTTGTCATTTATTCTCTCCCTATTAAGCGCCAACTTCTTCGAACGAAATACCCGATCTAGTAGCGATAAAGTTCAACTGAATAAAGTTGATTGAACGTGCTGGCTTGACGAAGATGTCAGCAACAAATTCATTTCTATCTACCACTTCACCGGTATTGTTAGTTTCGTCGCAGACTACTTTAAAGTCAGTAATACCACGGCGACCCTGAACGTCTCTTAAGAAGGGCTCTACTAAATTACGGAACTGCGCTCTTGTAAATGCATCATTGAATTCGAACAACTGGAACTTAGCTGCAGTTGCAATTGCTTTTTCAAGAACGATAAACAGACGACGAACATTAATTCTGTCGAATGCTGAAGGTCTAGTTAGCATGGTCTTATCGCCATACAATACTGTACCTTGACCAGGGAAGGTAACTACTGGGTTAACACCCTTCTTATACAGATTATCACGGTCAGTCTGACTTGGTGAGAACGCTAACTTAATAACATTCTTAATTTGACCACGGTTGAAACCGCCAGGTGAGAACCAAGGATCAGCAACAAAGTCTGTTCTTACACATAGACCAGCTGTATCACCGTTCAATGGTACCCAACGATATACATCGTTATAACGGTCATACTGGTACTTCCAACCTGAATCCATTACTGCGTACGAAGTAGAAGGTAAACCGTCACGGAAAGCTAAGATGTTGGTTACTTCGCTACCTACAGCGTTAACCACATCAGACTGCTCTGGTGATAGGAATACTACACAATCCTTACGCGACTCAGCCATGGCAATAGCGGCCTCTGCAACTGCATCGGAAGCTACACCTATAGGCATTAGAGAAATATCAAACTTTTCTGCGTTACCAAATAAGTTAATAGCAGAAATAATATTTGCGTCGGTCGGTGTATCAGAAGTTGTACCGTTAGCTAAATTAATAGAAACGTTAGCAGCTAATAGATCGAAGTTAGTTGCAGAACCTGAACTGATAACTGATGAACCCCAGTTAGCTGCATTGACGGAAGGATGGTCCATCCACCAAATGTACTTAGACTGGTCATTAACAACGTTTTTATAGTAGATTGATGTGCCGTCTGGTGCCTTAGCATCTTTTGCTTTTGAAACAAAAGAGAACTTTTCTAGAACAGCATCTTTAGTACCTGTCCATAATCCTTGTCTATCAATAACTATGATGTGCATTTCATCATTCTGCGCACCATATGTACTTGAATATATGGACACATTAGGTGCTGCATCAAATAGATCCTTGTACTGCCAGGTGCTGTATGTATTACCATCAGCCATGGAAACACGAATTGAATCGCCAATGATACCTGCATATTTTGCAGCAAATACACCTACGTTGGCTGAACCGTCAGCGTAGTTTGCATCATAATCATCTCTGTTTTTAATTAATACTGCTGTGCCTGAGCTAACTGAATTTCTAGCTCCCGATGGAACCGCACGAACTACTTGTAAATTATTACCATACGATAAGAAGTTCGCGGCTGTGAAGAAAGACGCAAAATTGGTATCGTTTGGACGACCAAATCTCTCTACAAGCGAATTTTCTGAATCAATAGTGATAACCTGTTCTGCAGGACCCCACTCGAAGGCGCCAGCAAAGCCGCCGGCAGTAGTCGCGACCGATGGAACGACCGATGTTAGGTCCTTCTCGGTAACTAGCACGCCTGGTGAAAGCTGAAATGCCATCTTAATCTCCTTATAATGTTAGTATTTCATAACAAATTTGTCTACAATGATATTTATATCTTTAGAATTTTTAAGTTACCATTGTCTTTCTCTGAGGAAATCACTTAAATCTTTTTGATACTTGTCAGATAGCCATAAGTCTCCGCCTGAAACTTCTGGTAGATGTTCCTCTGGAACCCCGCTATCTATGAATCCAAACGGTGTTAGCTCTTCCTCTATAGATCTCATCTGAGAGCTAAACAACGCATTTCTATTATTTGCGTTCATCAAATCTCTAAACAAGATGTCATTTGATGCCCAAGCAAATATTACTAGAGACATTACTAAGTCGTCTTTATAACCTTCATCAGCTTCAAATGAGCCATTATGCTCAATAAAGGTTGAAAACTCCGATATAATATCTTTGTCAAAAACTAATAATTTACTATTCTCTACCAATGTTTTTAGCGAGGCACAACCAATTCTTTTAATTTGTTTAGTTGTACGTACACCTAACACTGCACCTCTACCTGAAGTGGATAGATATTGACCGTATTTAGAGTCACTACCTACCCAGAGCATATTTTCATACTCTAAATCATTATGAAGAATATCAGCTACTTGCTGACCAATGTCATTAATCTCTACCAAAACATAAGCATTATTATAATCCTTAGCTACCTTATGAATAACATTAGGGTATAGCAAAGGGCTAATTTTATTATCTCGATATTTAGCTACTATAGTAAATGGATAATCCGTACAGTCTATCACTGTAAACGCTGAATAATCCCCACCAACACCTCTAGAAGTATCTACTGAAACAAAGTATAAATGATTAGGTTTTGGTTCTTCTATAATGTCTAAATTATCTCTTGAATGAACAAAAGGTAGCGGAGACATTCTTGCTATAGTATCTGCATTAATCAATGTATTAGATGAGCCAAGGAAAGCACAAAGCACTTCTTGGTTAAATTTAATCTCACCTAAAATACGTTTTTGCTCTTCAGCCCATTTCTCATCCCGCTTAGGGTGTTCCCAATACTGCACTCTTAATGAAACAAAACCATTAGAACCTTGCTCAGCATCATTCCAAAATTTCCAGAAGTGGTTATAACCTAACGGGGTAGAAGTAAGAATAATCTTAGTGGTTTCACCAGCAGATACAACCGGATAAACGGATGTAAAAAAACTTTCTGCAACGTTATTTGGAATGATGGCTACTTCGTCAACATATAATATGTTAACAGACTTACCTCTAATACCAGCAGAAGAAGTAGCGGCAGTAAAAACAGAAGACCCGTTTTCCAGTTCCACATCACCTTTGTTCCATGTCTTGATCCCCTGTTGCATCCATATAGGTACATTTTCATACATTAACTGATAACGACCAAGAATTTCCATGGCTGCATCAGATTTGTTACCTAATATTGCAACAGTTTTGTTATTGTTGAATAGAGTATACCATAAAATGTAGGCAGCTACCACTTGGGATTTACCCATTTGGCGAGGCTGCATACTAATTATTCGTCTATTATCTTGAATTAAATTTATAAACTTTTCTTGATACCCAAAAAGCTCAAACGGTACCAGCATCTCAGAATCTAGAGACACAATTTTACAAAAAGTTTTTATAAAGTAAATTGGATCGTCTTTACATTTTAATAACTCATATACTTGTTCTTGAGTATATGGTATTGCATATCCAATCTGCTTTAACGATCTATTACCGTTATAAGAGTTTTTACTTTGAGTCAATTATTTTTGCTCTTTCCGCACTAATCATTCTCATTAAGTCAGCAGTAGAACCTGCAAACACTATATTGTTCTGTGTTTGAATTTTAGAAGGCTCAGGATCTCCGTCCACATCTTTTTTAATCTTATGGAGAGTCATTAACTCTTTGGCTAATCCAGTCTGAGCTTTAACTAGTTCTGCTACTACTTCAAATGCTCTTGGATGCTCAGATGATTTAGCAATAGAGACTAAATCATTTATAACATCCTCGTTCTTATTAATCATATCACGAAGTGTTTCTCTTGCAACTGTAAAGTCGTCTTTATCTTCTCTTTTACCTTCTGTAACATTTACTACATCAACAGGTTTAATTGAAATGTTAAAGAGGTCATTTAATTTTTCATCCATCTTCATTCAAAATCCTCAAACGTTTCTACAAAGTCAAATGTGTCGCCTGGAACAGCAGTGTTAGGACTTACTGTAACGCTGTATGCTTGCTGTTGTTGTGTAAGTTCAGGATTTGAGTACGTAGTAACGTTTGTGGTTCGTATAATACCTTGCTTATTAATCGGGCCGAAGAAGTTAAGCTTCATAGTAAAATTTAGTGTCCAAATAATAGCTCTTCTATTTCTGAAGTCTCCTTCATAATCATCTTCGTATGATACGGAATCTAGAATAATTGGAAGATCGTTTTTAATTCCTAGCTGAGGTATTGCATTAAGTGTTAAATTATAATCTGGATTAAAGTATGGTAGAATTTGTTCTACAATTTGTAGACCATCATCTTGATTTTTTGTATATGAGTATAAAGCCATATTAATATTATATGGCGTTGGAGCATATTGTGCGTTTAATGTATCCGCTGTATTATTAACTGTTCTGTTTTGTTGTACCAGGCTTACTCTTCTATTAGGATCATACTGAATACCTACAACCTCAAAAGCCATTCTAGGTATAATAACCTGGTCTTTTTGAATTGGATCACCAGGCTGCGCTGTTATTCTTGCAATAAATTTTTGTCTTGGAGCATAAGATAAAGGTACCTTTAATGTTTGAATAACTGTACCAGCAGAATTTCTTCTATCAATATGAATATTATTAAACATATTACCGAAAGCAATAATAGCTTTACGGGTTGTGCCCCAATAAAACTTCTGATTTAACATTATGCAATCACCTCACCAAACGGATTGCGCTCTGTGAAATCCAGAATATCTATATTATTGTAGAATACTTCATTTTGTGATTCTGGGTCTATCTGTACCATGTTATAACCTTCTAAAATTAAGCTGGAAGGTGTGAAATACTCTAATAATAATGAACTCTCGTCTTCTAATCTTAACTCAAAAGCCTTAATATCAAATGATTCTTCATCAATGGAATCAATTTCACCATCACCGGTTTCGAATCTCTCACTTGAGTACTGCATTAACTCACACTCAAGTTTATAAACATAAAGTTGACCGACTTGGAAGAACGGCTCTTTAGTTTCAACCCTTCTAATCTCGAAGTACCCCTTAGTCAGCGGGAAGTAAATTATGTCACCTTCCGCAGGTCTCTTCTCTAATTGAACGTTACCATCTCTGGCTACTACTTCGTCCCAGCGACGTCTAGCTACTATAAATGTGGCGGAGTCTCTAATCTCTACACCAAACTTAGACAATAAATCACCCTCACCCTCAAAACCTGTAACATTCTGCATGTACATTTCTAAAGGATAAGCATGCTCATATTTGTTAAGAGCATCCTCGGTAAATATTTGATCTAGATTAACGGTTTTTCTAGGAAGATAGAAAACATCAAAACCATATATCTTCAAACATTCAATGGTAAGGTCTTCCATCAGAAATTGCTCCGATGCTCTACCTATCGATCTTCCGGATTGAAAATAATGATTTGTGGCCATTTTGGTAAACTGCTATTGATTTTTAGTTGATTAACACATAAAATCCATATGTGGTCCCTTGAAGGTATTTATCCGACAAAGAAATCAACTGGCAGCTGGTAAATGGATTGAGCGTCTTGTTGAAGTTGCCTGATTTCCTCTACTGCTTCATCGTATATCTTTTGTCCGTTTAGTACAACACCACCCGGTAATTGTACACCTTCAAACTTCTTGAGGTTAGTTCCCCATTGCTTCTTGATTAGAGCAGTAGCGTATTTCTTTAGGAAATAGTCATTGTATACATCAGTGTAGGTATTAGGATCTAGAATTCTAAATGCTTCTACAATTACATGATCACCGATAGTAATATCTTTTCTCCAATTCATATCCACGTATAATCTATTCATATGGCGATTAAACCGTACAGGTTTTTGACCGGTCATTAAATCGTTGATTAAATTGAAGTGGGTTTTTAATTGACTGTAATATACAATATCAGTATTAGTTAAGGACTGTATATTATTTAACATAAGCTGATACTGAACATCGAACATGCTAGTACCAGAAGACTTATTAGATAACTGAATGATTCTAGATACACCGGTAACTAAATCAGTTAGATTAAAATAATTATTATCGTAATTATTCTTATTTACAGTAGAAATAGTTGCAATAGTATTAGATTGCTTACCAGTAATAACTTCACCGGCAGTAAAGGTACCATTAATATTGTAAATGTCAAGTAGTGTAGAGTTAGCCGCTTGATGTACTACAGCTGTCGCATTAGACGCGGTACCCGTAATGGTTTCACTTCCTATGAACGACGTCGCATTACCTGATATTGTAGCGTTTGATGCAATAACTTTCTCTGCCAAATAGACCATTTCTACCGAGTCGTAATGAAACTCTCGGTAGAATTGAAAGGCTTCGTCGATTCTATCTTCTAATTGATCGTCATCGACGTTAATTTCTATAACAGGGTGACCTAATTCTCTTAAACAATAGTCAATTAGGCCCTGTCTTGAATTAGAGATCGGCATATGGATCAGTCTTAGTAATAACTACATTACCGGTATTATCTAAAGCTACAGTAATAAAGGCTTTAGTACTTGCATTGCTGAGCCAAGCGTCCTTATAATCTATCCATTCTGTAGTTATTTCTTTAACTCTAGCAAATTTGTTAACGTTATCTTCTCCACCATAAGCTGCTGGCAATAACTGCATTCTTTCTAGAGAAGTGAAATGGCCGTTAGCCGAAATATGGCCCATTCTCGTCGTTAGTGTACTAGTAAAAATATCTCTTACCATTCCATTAGTTACTTCGATTTTAGGAGCATTTCCCAAATAACCATCCAACGTGGATCCAAGATTATTAAAATACTCTTTAATCTCTAACAGTTCTTTTAGCTTCTCTTCCATCATTTACTCTTATGTTGAAGTATATTGGTTAGCTTGGTAATGAGTAGTATATGTACCGCCATGAACAGCCAGAACAGGAATATTGGTAAATGCATGTACCATTCCATCGGTAGGTGTTCCGTTTACATTTACTATACCTCTTTGGTAACGAGCTACACCTACGGTGAGTCTTGGATCCATAATATTACCTAACCAGCATTGGCTTCCTGTCCAATCAGCATTAGCACCTAATTCAAAATACATGCTAGTAATATTTTCTGTCCAGGTGTTATTAGCACCCCACTGCGAGTACCAGTTAGTAGCAGGCATAGAGCTTACAAATACACCATCAATAAAGAATTCCCAACTACTATTTCTTTTTTGAAATACACAATGCTGGTACACTCGATTACTAGATGAGCTTGCTAATATAGTACCAAGAGATCTACGATAGGTATCGGAGTTGGCGGCTCTCCAATGGAACCTACTTTGACCTGCCGCGGAAACAATCTGGAAAGACCAGTTATTTTGTAATTCAAATATATTTTTTTCTGTAGGAGAGGCTGATCCTGCCCAGCTTACCCAGAATTCATAAGTAAGATCGCTATGTATCGCAGCAATTCTACTTAAAGAATTTTCTGAAGGTTGTGTAGTCGTGTCAAAGCGAATTGTAGTTGGAGAAACAAACCCTGTAGGTGGTGTTGTACTACCCCAATATCCACCCGAATTCTGAGAACTATTTTGACCTAAGAAAATAGACGCTCTGGACCCGGGTAGCTTAGTATTAGGAGCTGCTTTACTTACTGCCGCAGCCCCCATAGTGTGTACACGCCCAGGTGAATGCCCAAACTGTCTGAAGGGACTATGTGATGTCGGGTGAATGGCGGTATGTTTATCTAAACGTCTATACGACGTTGGGTCTCTAGTTAATACACCTGTTGGGTACACGTCATTAATACGCGTTGCAAGAGGATTATATCTAGCACAGTCACTAATTCTTAAGTCAGAAATAATTGTTCCTCTAATCCAATTCCAGTGATAGCCTCTGGTTGTATAAGTTCCGGAAGCCCCACCGTTATCGTAAGCCACATTTTTCTTTTTTCCATCTACCCAAAAAACGTACTTTTGTGCACCAGTGGCAGAAGGGTCGTACTGCCAAATAATATGAGTATAACCTTGAGGGGTAAATGCTTGAGTACCTGCGTTCCCGGTAATTGCAGTACCCCCGGTATCTTTATATCCGAATGAAATATCACCGTAGTTAGCGGAAAAACTAGAGGCATGAGCTTCAATTTCAAAACTTGAACCTCTGCCAGAGGTATAATCATAAGCCGAAGTAGACAATAAACTTTGTTTAGTAACGTTTGTTGCGCTATTGTTACCGGACTCAAGAACCCATGCATAGAATTCAATAGTAAATGGTATTGACTGACCGCCTATCCAGCTTACTCTTTGGTTGATATTATAAGCAGCTACTGGTTGAGCAACATCTCCTAGGTGAAGCCCTGCATTACTAAAGTAATGAACATAAGAGTTATGATTTCTCCAATGCTTAACAGGTTCCGGGAACGGGCCATAAGGAATTAAATCATAACTAGATCTGGATCCGTCATTTACTCGATCCCATGCAGACCATCTTAACTGATGACCACCCCAACCCCACCATCTATTATTTCGAGAGTAATCTATTAAAGCCGGGCCACAGAATGTTAAAAATACACAGTTTGGATGCTCACCATCTAAAGGTTTATTAGGCACAGGGATTTGTAATGGGTTGTATCCATCCTTACCATAAGCTGCGGCACCCTTAAATACCCTAAAGTTACTTACAAAACCATTTACAGGATATTGGAAACCATCTTTTACATTGGACCCACCTAGGAATTTAATATTAGAATCGTAAGAGCCTCTAACAATATCTGTAGTAAATCTTACTTCTTGTTCCCTGATACCATTAATGTAGATAGCTAAATTACCATTTACACGTTGAATAACGCAGTGATACCATTCTGTTTCATCGTATAACCTGGTGCGTGAGGAAGCTTTAATTTCATTCCAAGTACCGGCACCGTTACCTACTGACACAGTAAGATTATCATTAGTATCTTTTAAAATACGGAAGTCATCATCATCTGGGTAGACATTTCTTTGCCCGGTCCAAAATAATTCCTTAGCATCATTCCAACCATTAGTTCTTCTGGCTGGTTGATAGAACCATTCAAATGAAAAATCCCCGGTACCGAAAGCAAAATCACCAGATGGTCCGTTAGCATTAGTAGCCACACCTGAGGAATCAGGGTTCCAAATAGAAAGATCGGCGCTTTGATCTATCTCACCCCAGCTCCAATTAACCTGTGTTGCTGGGTTAAAGGTGGACATACCGTAATTAAAATCACCAGTCCTGGCATTCATCTTGTGATGCCCAAGGTCAATATACCCTGTCTGCGCCCCTCCCATGTGTTGTAGCATCAGTAGTCTGGTATTAGCGTCTGATGTAAACGGGGTAGTAGGTGGTGTAAATACTCTATTTCTTAGTGCACCTGTGGAAGTATATCTTGCGGTGTTACTTAAACGCAACATACACATACGACCTTGGAATCGCTTAGTATTAGTAGTGCCAGGAACTCTATTATTACCAATATAGAACGGGCTTGAAGCGGCAGTAATATTAGTTGCGCAGGTGAACGTATGTGCCAAATAACCGTTAACAAAGATATTACTTTGATTAGTACCTGTACCTTGACGAACCACAGCTATGTGATTCCAGGCATGCATGGTCAGAGGCATATGCGTGGCTGACACCTCTGTACTCCCGTGATAAAATAATACACGCCTATTGTTTCCACTACCTGCAGCAGTAAGACCATGCTTTAAAGAGAAACCAGTTGAACCAGACCCACATCCAAAAATATCATCGTATTGACCTGTGTTATTAGGTTGTACCCAAACTTCAAAAGTAAAATTACCTGTACCAAATTGTAATGAAGTGTCCGATGATTTTAAGCTTTGATAAATTGCCCCGAAGGATCCCCCGTTTGTTTCGGTTTCTATGCTAGCATATTTTTGATAAGAAAGTAATCCTCTTTCTTCAACTATTTCAGTATCATAAAGACCGTCAGGGATTAATGGTCGCATAGGGTCGGCTTTGTAGGGTGACATCCCACCATCTTGTCTACAAAGACTGACCACTCTACCTGTACCAATAGTGGTGTGATTGTCTAAAGCAACAGTAGTTGCTAAGTTAGCACCACGACCAGCAGCATTAGCCCAATCTAACGAAACATTACCCCTTAACGCAAACAATGTGTTAGCTGTTCGAGTAGGAGCTACGGTAACATTAGGAGTAAAGTTACCCGTGTATAGGCATACATTAGCGATATGAGAGTCAGCAATCCAGCCTTGATACATACCTCTACCACCGATAGGGTCTGTATTAATCCAAATTCTGTTCTGATGACTTTGATTAAAGGTAACCCCAGCATTAGCATGCTTTAAATTACCATCTAAGAATACTCTTAACGTATTGCTTGAGTCTCTGGTGATGGCCATATGATGCCATGTAGCCGTGGTCACGGAGTTTGCACGGTGGTTAGCATTAGAATGAACTAAAGAGTCACCAATACCCTGAACAATAACGTTACCAGTACCTGCATTATTAGGGTAGATAACAGCGGGGCCATTACCTAGATAGTTTTGGTAGATACCGATTATTTGACCAGCATTAGCGCCCCCACCATGCTGAGATACCATAATAGGGGTAATATTCGCACCATAGGTTGTAGCATAGAACCAGGTTTCAAATGTAAATTCACTAGCACCTACTACATAGTCAGTAGAAGCCGTATTAGTAACTAAATAATCTGCATTACTATTAAACCAGGTGGCTGCGACGTTAGCAGGTCTAGTATGATGAAAGGGTGTTTCTGTTTCATACATCACCATATTCCCTACAGTGATATTTGCTCCACCAGGGGCAAGGTTACTACCCGCCTCACCGTGGCCAACTAAATCGCTATCCATAGGAAGCATAAACACTGTGTTAGCTGTATTTGTTAATACATTAGCTACACAGGCAAAGTTAGAGGTGTACACAGCGACGTTACTAACACGTAAATCTGTTAAGTGATACTGCCCGCGAGTAGAACCACTTGTTCTATCTCTATCAGCACCTACATGCATCAAATTTTGACCAGTTGGTGTAGCGTTACCTGATAAGGTACCTTGAACGTTCAACTGACCGTTAATATAAATTTTTGTTTGGTTTGTACCTGAACCTTCTCTTACGATAGCTACATGGTACCAATTATCTCGCATCAAACCGGCATGGAATCCATTTGTTCCTGTACCCGGTAAAGTTGTTGTAAGATTGGTACCTGCGATATTAATATTCATCTGATAAGCAGATGTAAACCACACCGACCAACCTGTCGGGCCTGTGTTGCTACCTTTAGAAATTATGTAATGGTCCTGCCCATCCGTAGAAGTTCTTCTAAACCAGAATTCAACAGTAAATGGCCCGGTTCCAAAATTCTGATTATTATTATGCTCAACATCCATGTAGCTGCCGTGATACTCTGAAAATCTTCTCGAGTAAAATCTGTTAGCAGGGTGGATAAAGGTTGTTATTGTGTGACCATAATAGTCATTTCTACCAATTAAAGGCCATTCCACCTGTTCCGTCCAAGCATCTGTCTCATCAGATGTTGATACGTACATAAACTCAGGGTCACCAAACCCTGCGCTAACACGGTTAGACGCAGGATCATCAGAAAGGGCATCTGAACGTTCTTCCCAACCAAACGTATCTATAGATTCTTTTGGATGATTGAGTAAACCTTTTCTAGCATCCCATTGATCATTTAAAGTGTAGACACCCGTGGGTACTCTACCCGCGTTGATTCTAGGTGCATTATAGCCAATGAAACCACCAGATTTTTTATACATGTTAGCTCAACTGTTCGTACGAAATAAAAATTGAAAGCTGGTTGTTTGCAGAAGTTCCAGCTGTGATATAATCACCCTCTTCTAGATAGGTCATCATATCCTTACCGAGTAGAGTAAGAGTTGTCTTTTGAGGTACTGTCATTACGTTAGCTAGAAGTACGGTATTCCCGCCTCTATGATAACGTACAGTAACGTCAGCATATAAGTTACCATAGTTATGAACATACATGCTATTAATTTTAATAATATTACTACTATTAGTAGGGTTTACTAATACATTAGCTGTAGTAGCTGTAGCGATAACGTTAGAGATATTAGCTACGCTTGTTCTCCCTACTATCTTAGCAATATTAACAATGTTTAATTCAGCCATCTAAATCTCCGTTTAGCTAAACAATAAGGAATATACAATTGACTTACCAGCCACCGCGGTATTTGAAAGCTTAGATGCTGTAATTGCAAAGTCTGCAACCTTAGCCGTTGTTACTGAATCCGATGCAAGATCAGCTGCTATAACATTCGCTTCAGCGATTTTGGATGTAGTAACCGAATTAGCTGCAAGTTTAGCTTCAGTAATGCTACCGTCTTGAATGGTAGCAGAGACTACTAACTGCGGTGCAGAACCTACATATACGCTTAAACTTGTGCCTAGATAAGCCATTGTCTTCCTTAATGTACAAATTATTTATGTGTTGATGTTACGAAATTTCTAAAACAGACATGACCACATCAACTGAATTAGCTACGTTAGATTGCACTGAGATTGAGTCACCTGCAGTCAAAACAAGTTTTTGATCCCCACCAACTGCCACCAATGTACCACCAGGGGGAATTGGAGCTGTAGTGACGATAGACGTACTCGTTGTAGTATTGTCAATTAAACGTATATTAGCGTGAATCTGACTTGCTGTTTTATTTGATAATGTTAGCCCGATTACGGTTGTCTGTATACCAGCACTTACAGTGTAACTTCCTACTGTAGCATTGGATGTTCCAACGTTTCGAGATAATCTTCTTGAAAAATTATTAGGCATGAACTACTTCTCCTATTACCCTAAAGCGATTGCAAATGGAATTGGGTCTAAAACACCTAGGTTTAATCTTGCATTAGCTCCATCAGTTGCACCAGTACCACCACTTGCTACTGCTAAAGGTGAAGTCAACGAGGAAAGTCCAACATTAGAAATATTACCACTGGTAATAGTTACATTAGATGCTTGAATGTTTGATGAAATTACATTACCGGTAAAGGTACCCGACAGAGTACCTGCTACTGTTGACCCGGTAAAGTTAACGTTAGAGCCACTAGCATTATTTATAACTATACCAGATATGGTCACACCAGAAATAGTGCCACCAGTAATTGTCACATTATTAGTAGATTCACTTGCAATCTCATTAATAGCTGCTACAATATTGGATTTAGCAAATGTGGTTAGCTGACTAAGAAGACCAACGTTGGCATTAGTTAAGCTGATGTCAGAATTAAGATTAGAAAAGTTATTATCCACCTCCTGGTTGGTGAGTGGGGTGCCTTTAACTAATCGCAGCGTTAGTATCGCCATCTGTTTACCTTAAAAAAATCATTTATGTGATATTTATCTTTTTTGTTTGATTAACTCAAGCAGCAGATCTTTAATTTCTGATACTTCCCGCCTAAGTTCGTCAATGTCTTTTGTGTTATTAATCAAATTTTTCATTAAAGCCATTTTTTTGCGATGTTCCTGCAACAAATTAACATCTCTAGAAAGAATGGCTTTTGAATGCGTATCTCTAACCAAATCAGGTCTATCTTCAACTAATAATTTATCTGGATTACTCATCGAATGCAATCGCTCTAAAATCTCTAATGATTGGAACTTGAGTAGTATCATCCGATAGCATAACTATCTTAAATTGGAACGTATTGAATTTTGAACCATCTGGTAAGCAAGACGAGAATGGATCGTTGGCGGTTGCAGATGTTTCAAAGATATATTCTGCAAAACCTTCTCTTTCATTACCAACCTTGCTAGTAGCAAACATTTCTACATACTTATTTTCTAGTTCAAATTCAGTGGTACCTGGTGCATTAACTTTAAAGTAAACTTTAATGCTAGAGTTTTTCGGGCAATAAGCATTTAAATAAACTTTCAAATCTTGAGATTCAAAATCAGGGTTTAGTACCACTTTTCTGGTTATATAACGAGCTAATGCATTACCCCCTGCGTAACTATCTTCACCTGTAGCATCGTTGTTAATGATATTACGTACTAAAACTGAACCTAATCTACCCATATCCACTACAGGTGAGATAACATCGTTTAAGGATGTCATTAATAAATTAAATTTTAAAGTTCCAGCATTTGCTTTTAAAACCACCTTACGGGTATCTAATGGGTAATTAGTACCCAACATATAACGTAAGTATTCTATATCACCCACAGCACCAATGATGTTACCTGCACCATCATAAGTTGGGGTTGACCCTAAAAAGGCATATGATGTAGTAGTATCAGCAAACTCAATTAAATCAGCCTGGGTATAGAATAAATCATACTCAGTATTAGCTACAGGATTTAAAGACTGCATAACCACATTGGCTGCATTTTCAGCTTTAAATCTAGCTCTATTAATTCTAATAGTTAAGTCTGAGAATGGCTCACCAATCCATGAACGAGCATTTTGAGATAAGAACAATTCACCAAGATATGGTTGCTCTCTAATTCTATCAGGCTCTTCTGTTCCTAATTTGAACTGCCCAACTGTAGATATATACAATCTAGCATCTGTAGACATACACAATACTACAACCGCATATTCATTAGGAGGTAAATAGATAGGTGTATCAAATTTAAAGTTAGTATTTTTGTTAATATCAAACGTAGTAGACGCAATAACATCCTCGGCTGCTTTCGTCGCAGTAGCAAAAGGTAAAATTAAATCTGCACTAGGTCTACCTTCGATAGCTGGTCTAATTTGAACAGTAACTGGTTGCGCTTCATCTTTGGTCTGGAACCACAAATCAATAGAACTTAAGAAGAAACCATCAGGGTAAGCTCTACCATCTACAATAAATGTTTGTGCAACTGGGTCATAATATGTAACATTTTCTGTACGACCTGCGCTACCTACTACAGTATCTATTTCCAGCTTACCGGTAACTACGTTAATAGGTGCATTAGCTGCACCTAATAAGCCCTCAGCATCTGCTGTAATAGTGAATCTACCTTTTGGTCCTTTAGAGCGCCCTACTGATGGGTTAGGGCTATCTTTTAACATTCTAACTGAGAAGATGCGAGACTCACCGGGGGTCAAGGTAACAGGTAATGTACCTAACGTATTAGTCCATCTACCTCCTAATCTGGCATCAGTTCTATCTGGATTAACACCCTCAGCATCATCATTACCTTTAGATTCACCTGTGGTAATAATTTCATATGACCAGTTATCTGTGGCGGTCATCTTACTGGTGTCTACATTTAAGGCATTAATAGTTACATCTCCCCCACCATCATTTAAAACAGAACCTCTTATATTTCTTGGATTTGAAATGATAAACTTATAATCTCCTTTAGATCTTGAGGTTCTTGCAATAACATTACTTTGAACAGAGGATATAATACGTTGATCACCCACACCCCAGCGTGTTGTATTAAAAATAAAAGCATCTTCTTCAATAAAAAAGGCATGAGCATCAGCTGCTCTAATTACACACTGACCAGGTGCTGTTGCAGGTAAAGTATCTGGGCATTGTACTACCTGCACCTGCCATCGCGTCCCTGCGAAAGGAGCATCAACACGAATTTCCGCAAACTCTTCTAATAAATCATGTTTAAAGAATGTAATATCTGCGAAATTTTGTGGAGGTGAATTAAACACATCTTCATAACCTAAATTAAGAAGTCGCTCATTATATGCTCTATTTCCAATGAATCCAGTAGTATATTCTTCACCCTTATATGAAACAGTAAATTTTTCGGGTTGTCCTTGATCTGGATCCGCC